GGCGGGGAAGAGACCTTCCACGCGTTCCTGACCCCGAAGGCGATGAGCCGTCTGAAGCTCGATCCGACCTACATGCTGAACGTTCGTCACGCTCAGCCCCGTGGTGATGCCAACCCTCTCTACGGCGGCGACGTCGTGAAGATCGACGGCATCTACCTGCACGAGTACCGCCACGTGTTCAACACGTCGGGCCTGGCTTCGGGCAGCAAGTGGGGTGGCGCCGGCGCCGTCGACGGCTGTCAGGTGCTCTTCGCCGGCGCGCAAGCGCTGGGGATGGCGGATCTGGGCAACCCTGAGTGGGTCGAGAAGGACTTCGACTACGGCAACCAGCAAGGCATCAGCACCCAGAAGATCATGGGCTACCTGAAGCCGCGCTTCAACAGCATCTACGCCGGCAACACCACGCAGGACTTCGGCGTGATCAGCTGCTACGTCGCCCAGTAACCAATAGGGACGGGGGCTCCGGCCCCCGAACCGACCGATACCCACAAGGAGAGACACATGAGCGCACTGAAACCCAACACCGCGGCCCAGAAGGTGATGTCGGCCTTCTTCACGTGGAACTTCAACGACACCATGGAGAACACCCTCGGTGACTCGCAGGACTTCGGTTCGGCGAACGTCGCAGCCGTCGCGGGTACTCCGGACGCGGACAGCTACTTCACCGTCATCTACCTGCCGCCCAACGCGGTGGTTGTGGGCGGCGCGTTGCAAGTGCTGACCTCGTTCGACACCGCCGGCTACGACATCGTCGTGGGTGACCTGGACGATCCGGACGAGTATCTGGCGACCGCCGACCGCAAGACCGCTGGCGTGGAAGTGCCGCTGGTCCCGACCGGCATCACGCTGGACAGCGCGAACGAGACCGCCATCACCATCGGTATCGCCAACGACGATGTGTGTACCGCCGGCAAAGCCGTTCTGCGCGTCGACTACATCATCAACGGCCGCGCGGAAGAAGTGAACCACGCCGCTGTCTAAGCGGTGAGGTCGTAGTAAACCCCGGGGGCATGTTGCCCCCGGGTTTCCACTCGACAGGAGCTACCTGTGCCTGAAATGACTCTCCAGCGGAATCACCATCTTGTGACCACCCGCGGACATTCCGTGTTCTTCAAGAAGGGCGAACCTACCTTCGTCCCCGGCGTCATCGTGCCAGACGCCGTGGCGATCGGTGCTGTCATGGCCGACGGCAGCGACGCCCTGGGCGACGAGCCCAAAGTCAAGCCGGTCGGCCCTACCGACCCCATCGAGCGCGAGAAAGCCATCTTCGCCGCGTTCGTCAAGCTGTCGACCACGCTGGTGCGCGAGGACTTCACCGCGGCCGGTGCTCCCACCGCGTACGCCGTCAACCGCGAGCTCGGTTGGCCGATCGATTCGCGTGAGCGCGCCCGCGCGTGGGACAAGTTCAAGACGCAGAACGGGGAGTAAGCCGTGACTCCCTCGGCCCTCTTCGATCTCTTCCGGAAGGACGTCGTAGACGAGGAGGCGCCGTACCTGTGGTCCGACGATGAAGTGTGGGGCTACATGGACGACGCTCAGAAGACGTTCTGCCGCAAGGCGTGGGGCATCAGTGATGCGCGCAGCGCGCTGACGTCTCTCGCCATCGCGGAAGGCGACGACTGGGCCGAGATCTCCCCGCAGATCCTACACATCCGGCACGCGCGGCGCGCCAGCGACGGCCGCGACGTGACCGTGATGACCTTCGAGCAGCTGCAGAACGCGGCCGCGCGCCAGGACGACTACGGGGTGCTGCACCGTATCACCATCGACGACATCACCACCGGCCCGGTGTCGCACTTGATCCTGGGTATGGAGCAGGACGCGGTTCGCCTCTACCCAATCGCCAGCGCAGATGATACGATTCGTCTTGTACTCGATCGTCTCTCCGACACCATCGATCAGGACGCCGTTGAAATCGACGACTACCAGTTCGAGATCCCGGAGAAGCACCACCGCGGATTGCTGTTGTGGATGAAGCATTTGGCCTACAGCAAGCAGGATGCGGAGACGTTCGATAAAGGCAAAGCCGCCGAGTTCGAGGAACGCTTCCTGCGCTACTGCGCGGATGCGCGCGTCGAGCGAGAGCGACTCGAACAACCCCCGGGCTTCATGTCGTACGGAGGCCTGTGATGTGGACGAAGCTGAAGAAGATGCTCGACTCGACGCACTTGGTTGCAGTGCTCTGCGGTATGTTGCTCGCTGCTGGTGTGGCGTGGGGCACCGGCACGCAGAAAATCGAGGACCACGACCGGCGCTTGAGCAAGCTCGAGCAGGAGTCGCGCGAGGATATCCGCGCACTCCGCGAGGAGATGATTGCCGGTTTCCGCGACCTGAAGGCTGAAATCAAGGCTGCCCGATGAAACTCGACCTCTACCGTGAGCCCTCAACCGAGAAACTGACGTACGGCAAGCTGTTCGTCAACGGGATCTACCAGTGTGAGACGCTGGAAGACCCGGTCCGCGCTGAGAAGATCAAGAACGTGACGGCAATTCCCGCCGGCAAGTACTCCGTGGTGCTCACGCACAGCCCGCGGTTCGGCCGCGTGCTGCCGCTCGTCGAGCGCGTGCCGGGCTTCGAGGGCGTGCGCTTCCACCCGGGCAATAAGCCCGAGGACACCGAGGGTTGTATCCTCACCGGCACGGTGCGCGCCGAGGGGATGATCCTCAACTCCCGGAAAGCTTTCGACGCGCTGTTCACTCAGCTGATGCTCGCCGACGATGATCCGGACGGCGTCGTGCTGGAAATTCATCCGTGCAAAAGCTGACCGCCGTGGAGGCGCGGGCGATTCTAGGTTTCGTGATCGTGGCCGGCTTCGTGCTGATCACGATCTACGAGATCGTTTCGAAAGGCGATAACCGCAACCTGCTCATCGGTGCGTGGATCGGTTTCGCAGGCGCGGTGGTATCGTTCCATTATGGGACGAGCCGCGGCAGCGAGACGAAGACGGAGCTCATGGCCCGCAAAGGAGAGTGACACATGAAGATGATCCTGACGCTCGTACTGCTCATTTTGACGTCGCTCGCCTACGCGGGCTACGCCGACTACGCCGACACCGCCACGAAGGAAGAGTACTGCGGCACTTGGGCCAGCAACGCCGTCGCTGGCGGCTCGGGCGCGCTGCGCGGTAAGCCCTTCGTCCTGTTCCAGATCGACCGTGGGGACCTCGGCGCTATCCTCGAGCACATCAATCAGGTGGACGGCATGGTCGTCTTCAAGGACTCCATGGAGAACCCGCGCGACGCCGCGTTCGTTACTGAGAGCATGCGTTACGGCTACGACTTCGTGAAACGAACGCCGCCGGATCAGCTGCCGGCGTCGGCGCAGGAGGCCTTCGGCGTTTTCTTCACTGCGTGCATGGCCAGCGAGGATGTGTGATGATGGCGTACGTGTACGGCGCGATCGGCGCCGTCATGCTGGTCATGGGGCTCACCACGTGGTGGGCCCTCAGCGCTCGTGACGAAGCGCTGCAGTCGCTTGCTGCCCATGAGGCCAGTGCGTCTGCGGTGATTGCGGAACGTATCTCCGCAGAGGCTGCGGAGAAAGAACGGAATCGCCGCAAAACTGAGGAGATTGTGAATGGATACAAAGCGAAACTGGCCCGTCTCACCACCTCTGTGGCTGCTACTGCCGCTGATCGGGATGCTATTGCTGAGCGGCTGCGCGACGCGCTTGCCGCCCGTAGCGCCCCCGCGGTGCCCGGAGCCCCCGCAGCCGCCTCCGATCTTGATGGTACCGCCCGCCGAGATGCCCTACTTGCGGAGCTTGCTGGATGCGTCACGACCGCCGAGCAACTCCGATACCTCCAAGACTGGATCCGGAGCACCCATTGATGAAGCCGGTCAAGATCCCCGCGTTCGACGGGATGAACAACCGATTCCCTGACTTCGCGAACCGGACCGACAAGGAGCACTTCCTGCGCGCCGCGGTAAACGTCGACCTGACCCAGGTCGGCACTATCCGGCGCCGGAAGGGCTCGGCCCAGGTCATCCCCGGCGACGACTGCCACTCGCTGTTCACCACCCCGGGCGCAGCCTACTACGTCGACTATAAGTCGTTGATTTATATCGACACCGACACTATGGCCACCGACGAAGTTCTGGACGATCTGACCTTCGGGCGCCGGCGCTCGTACGCTACTCTGCCGTCCGGACCGATCGTGGCCTCCGATGGCCTTGACTTCTACAAGCTGGTCGGCGCTGTTGCCACTCCGTTCACCGTCCCGTTGCCCAACCAGCCGCTGGTGACTACCGTCGCCACCGGCAGTTTGCCCGCCGGTACGTACCAGGTAGTCTGCACCCACGTGAACGCTGAAGGCGTCGAGGGCGGCACCACGGTCCCGGTGGCCGTCGAGGTTGCCGCTGGCGGACGCGTCTTGTTCACTGTTCCGAGCCTGGCTGGCTACGAGACTCGAGTCTACATGACGTCGGACAACGGCGACCAGTTCTTCCACGTCCCGGGACTCGCTGCCGGGGATTCCGCGGACGTCAGCGTCCTGCCCCCGTTCGGTCGGCGCTGCCAGACACTGCTCCTGGCCCCGCTACCTCCGGGAAACATCGTCCGGATCAACAACGGACGGCTGTTTACGGCCAGCGGGTCCGTGCTATACTACTCGGAGCCGTTTGCTGAGGGCCTGTACAATCCCCTCAAGGGCTTTATCTCGTTCCCGGCCGATATCACTATGGTCGAACCGTGTGGGGATGGGCTCTACGTCTCCGCGGATCAGACCTACTGGTTCGGTGGCGACATCGCAACGGCCGAGATGACTCCGGTGCTGCCGTACAAGGCCTTGCCGTACGCCGCGACGGGGGTGAACAACAACACGAGCATCTGGTGGATGAGTGAGCGAGGCATCGTGATGGGCGACGAGAACGGGAAAGTCCAGAACGTGCAGGAGAAGGACGTGGTGGTTAAGCGCGGCACGTCAGGTGCGGCGCTTTTCCGTGAGCAAGATGGGGTGCGTCAGCTGATCGCCACCGTGTTCGGGGAGAACCCCGGACAGAGTGTAGCGGCCGCGAGCACGTGGATGGAGGCGGAAATCGTCCGCAAGGGGGTGACACTATGATGGACCAGAAAATCAAGGCGGGCTTCGTCTACCTCATCCAGGTATTCAACCCCGACGGCACGGAGGATCCCGCACAGCGCGAGATCGTAAAGAACTTGATGCCCACTGAAGGCATCAACCACATGCTCGACGTGCTGTTGAAGAACGGCGTGAACGTGCCGACGTGGTACATCGGGCTGTACGCGAACAACTACACCCCGATTGCTGGGGACACGATGGCGACGTTCCCAGGTACCGCCGGGGAAATTACTGGTACGTACGACGAGGCCACCCGCGTCGAGTGGGTTGAGGGAGCGATCGCTGGCGGCGCCGTTGACAACACCGCTTCGCCCGCGGAGTTCACCTTCAACGCGAACCAAACTGTCCGTGGTGGGTTCATGAGTTCTGTTTCCACCAAGGGCGGCACCTCTGGCTTCCTGATCTCGGCCGTGAAGTTCGCGTCACCCAAGAACATGACCGCTGACGGCGTGCTTCGCGTCTCGGGCGGTTTCACCGTAATCTCAGCGTAAGGAGAAACACCAATGAAAGCTTCCACCGGACTGCGTAACGACATGCTTGACACCGGCTCGCTCAAGAGCGTCTTGGACGACGGCGTCATGCGCATCTACGCCGGCACCGTGCCTGCGACCGCGGATGCCGCGATCGGTGGTGCAACGCTGCTGTGCGAGATCACCGACAACGACCAGGGACTCGGTGCGGGTCAGGGTATCGACTTCGAAGCCGCCGCTGTTGACGGCGTGCTGAGCAAGGAAACGACTCAGATCTGGTCTGGCACCAACGCCGCGACCGGCACTGCATCGTTCTTCCGTATCGAAACCCAAGCAGACGACGGCTCGAGCTCGACTTCGCTGCAGCGCATCCAGGGAACGGTTGCCACCTCCGGCGCGGATCTGAACCTCGCGAGTACCTCGCTGGTCAGTGCCGCGCTGCAGACGATCGACTACTTCTCGGTTGCAATGCCGACGCTGTAAATCATGGCCAACGTTGATTTGAGCGATCCGTCTTTTTGGACGGAGATCTCAGAAATCGAGGGTACTGTTGACGCGGGTCCGCCCGGGGTTGCGGAAGTAACCTCGGCGGACTCTACGCCGTTTTCTGAGCCTTACAACCACAATTGCGGCTCCAACGTGATTTTGGAGCTTGATGATCCTACGCGCATCGACCCCGCGCCTGGTTATGAGTGGATTTTTGATTTCACCCCGACGTACACCGGCGGGCTGACTCAGTGGGATCCAGCGGGAGGTCTTGCTCTTCTGCCTAGCGTGATTATCAACACAACGGCTGAGGGTGACCAAGAGGTGTTCGGTGCGACAGACCCGTTCGATCCGCCGGATTCGGGCGAGCCCCGCACGGCTGTGGTTGATATGACCGCGATCATGACCACGCTTACGCCGCCGATCAACTACATACAGATCCGGATCGGAAGCTCCGGTGCATCACTGGATGATGTTGATTTGACCTTCGTTTTGGATTCGCTCTTCGTTGGTGTCTTCGAAGGCGAACCTGTTTTGTTCTGGATAAATAAGAGCGGAACCCGAGAGATCCCGTAATGAAAGTCTGCCCGTATCCGAAGATCTGGGGCACGGGCAACCCAGGAGTTGCCCGCGGAACCCAGCGCCACCAAGGCCGGCCGTTCCAAGCGCACGCGTCGCCAAGCGCCATCGCGCGCAACAAGGGCGCGTTCTCCGAGATCATCCTAACGCCGGAGGGCGGCGACGGTTGGTTTAGCGTGAGCACCGTAGAGGATCCCCCCACTAGGATCCGCGGTACGCCACGCCCGCGGCAGAAGTTCAACAAGCGCGGGACGATGCCAGGCGATCAGCAGCTAACGCGTTTCAGCACCGGGCTCGCGCCGTCCGGTAACGGCTGGGCGTACGTCGCGCAGTTCAATAGTTTCGCTGGTAACGTCTACGACTACTCGTTGTTCAAGACCACCGACGGTGGTCGAAGCGCTTCGTTCCTTTTCGACTGGCTGTACGCGCAGCCGTGGGAGAGCATCGGAGTGTCTGCGTACTTCGAGTCCGCGTACCTTGGCGCGCCTTCCTTCGTTACCGGCATGCCGCTCTATTTCGAAGAGGACGTCGATCGGCAGAAGCCGTGCATTCGGATCTTCTTCCTCGATGAGGGGGACTGGTTCTTCACCGACATTCCCATGCCGACGTTCACCACGAACAAGGACTACACCTTCTCTCAGGTGTCAATGCCCGCCCCGGGTGCGTTTGTGTTCACCACGGCGCTGCCGAATGACTACCCTACGCTGTGGGTGACATATGACTACGGCGTCAATTGGGGTGGGTATGTTCTCGACGACACGACCGTGTTCGTTGGCGTTGACCTCCCCGTGCCCGGTTGGGCTACTGAGGCTGCGGCACCCGGGGCTACGACCGACATCAAGCGCGCGAACTTCCTAGGTCAGCAGGAGATCCAGGACATCGCAAAGATGGCGCATATGTCCGTCAATGTTCTGTCACTCCGCCGTGTCTTGATCCAGACTGTGTATCCGATCGACTACGCTATGGGGGACTACGTTGCGGTCGAAACGATCTTGGATCTGACCAGCGGCAACATCGAGTGGCAGAGTGCGCAGTTGCCTCAAGATGGCGACGGCACAGACTTCTACCAGATCCATATTCTGGGGGAGGACTCATGGATGCGCCGGTACATAGAGTACGCCGGTCCTCCGGCGGTTCCCGATCAGGACTTCGACGGCGATTCTGATAACCAGGTGACGATCGACGCCGGAGCTACGTTCACGCCCATCTCCCTTCAGTCCGAGGCCCGCTGGGTCGGCCCGATCGTTGGTGCGCACCGGCCGTACGAAATGACCCCGATATGGGCGAAAGTGTACTACACCGTTCGGGCGGGCGGACGGCGCGAGTTTTGGTTCTCGGAGGACAACTTCGACACGACGGAGGAGTCCACCCAGATTGCCCCAGCTAGTGCGATCACGTACAATTACGACTACAATACCGTCACTTGGGTTGGTATGCCAGGCAGCCCGGCGCCGTGCGACCCCTGCGTACCGTGGCGCACGGACACTCGAGTTACTATTCCGTCGTGGTGGTACGACGGCCTTCCGGAGCCATGATGGCGAACAGGCTAGAGAAAACGATCCGTGTCAGCTACATCCCGGGGTCCCCCGGGACGCCGGCGTATCCTGGACAGCAATACCAGCCGCCGCGCACCGTCACGCATGTTGTAAACAGCTGCGGAGGTGTATCTGGCTCTCCGGATCCGGAAATGCCGCAGATTCCGCCCGGGCGGGTCGTCACCGACCCCGCAACTGGGCGCCAGTACTGGGTTCCTACTAATCCGCGCGGCAGTGGAGCAACTGGTTGGGTTGTCAGCCCCGGCACCACCGGTGGTACCAGTGGCTTCGGTGGCGCGCGCACCGGCGGCTGCCGCGACATCACAGTCTCTGAGACTATTCCCGCCGTTCCGTACATTCCGCCGTCGCCGGCTATCCCGGCGGCTCCAGATCAGATCATCCAGGACTTGAATCTTGGGTGGAACTCAGGCGCGCGGTCCGCCCGGTCTGAGACAGGCAACATCAGCTTTACGTTCCGTGTTCGCCCCAACGCTACGGGTGTGGCTATCGGATTCAATGGCGAGGACAACAACTACGGATACGTCGAGATTGACCATGCGTGGTACTTCGCTGGTGGCAACGCGAAAATTTACGAGCGCGGTACCCTTGTACATACCGCGGGGGCGTACACCGGGGACGAGACGTTCGAACTTGTGCGGCGAGACAATGTGGTCGAGTACTACATCGACAGCGTGCTGGAGTATACCAGCGCCCTTCCTAGCTACGGACTGATCTTCGTCGATGTTTCGCTCTACTCTGGAAGCGACTACGTATACGACCCGGTGTTTTCAGAGCTCGGCGGTAGCGGCGCGTTGTCGTTCGAGGAATTGAGTTGCTTCGGCGGTGAGGGCTCTGGCGCACAAGGCCTTGTTTCTTTTCTCGAGATGACCTGCGAGGGGTCTGTCGCTTCTCGCGGCGCCGTGTCGTTCCGACCGCTTGAATGTCTAGGCATCCGGGCAGGCCGCGGCCAAGGGGTTGTGTCGTTCGAGGCTCTGACGGCGGACGGCGACGGGTACGGGCTCGAGTTGCTAGACTACTCGATCGCTTACCCGCACTTCGAGCCTATGCAGCTGTCAGCGTATGGACATACAGCGGTTGGCGCAGACCTGGAGTTCGAGCCTCTAGAAGTGATGGGTACGGACATTGATAACTACGGACAAGGCGAAGTGTCGTTCGAGCCCCTGTTCGGTGGCGGCTCCGCGTACGAAGGGCCGTTCAACGCGTCGATGTTCGAATACCTGTTGGTGCTGTCCGATCCAGAGGCCACGTACACTCTGTTCGTGGTGATGGACACGAACATCACAGTCGCCAGCACAATCGCCGTCGTGCTGCTCGAGAACGTGGACATGACTAGCGAGGTCGAAGTCACCGCGGGAATGACCACGTCGGAGATTCTTACCGCTCTCATGAATACGATGGTGCAGATCGGTTTCTCTGTACCGATCGGCGACGCAGCGTCCGAGGTCTGGGTGGTAAACGCGGACCGCGGCGGCAGCACGATGTACGAGGGCTTCGACTACAACAGCTTCGGGATCATCGGTGGGCAGTACTACGGCATGCGCTCCGACGGTCTGTACCTGCTGGAGGGAGACGACGACGAGGGCGGTCCAATCCGTGCGAGCGTCAGCTTCGGTAAGCGAGACTTCCACACGCCGAAGAAGAAGCGGCTGGCGAACGCCTACTTCGGCATCTCGTCCACCGGCCGGATGTTCGTGCGCGTTACTGCGGACGGTGAATCCTACGTCTATGCGACGCGCACGTCGTCCGAGGAACTGAAGGTGCAGCGCGCTGATCTCGGAAAAGGCTTGCGAGCCAACTACTTCGAGTTGGAACTGTATAATGAGAACGGCGCTGACTTCGAGCTCGACACGGTCGAGTTCGTTCCGGCGGTGATTGAACGGAGGATCTAATGACTGTAGCCGAAACCGTACAAAGCATCATCGACAACGCGATCGAAGTCGCGAACGATCAGTCCGACGCCGCGGCGAGCTACGCCGCGACGGCAATCACGGCTGCGAACAGCGCAGCGACCATGGGTTCGCCTGGTTTCAGCTTCACGCCGAACCCCGGAGACCTCGGTGTGTACATTCCGAACGTGGCTCAGGTGAACCTCGAGCCGACGTTCCAATCGTTGTACGATCAGATCAAGAACGACCTGGTGGCGCAGTTCGCGACGTTCTTCGCCACCTACTTCCCCAACGAGTGCGACTATCTTGGCGCAGCGGAGGCGTGGCTATGCGACGTGATCACGAACGGAACGACCGGGATGCCGGCGGCAGTGGAGAACCAGATCTGGGAGCGCGACCGAAGCCGCGTGCTCCAGGACGCATCGCGCGTCGAGCAGGAGCTATTGGAAGGATGGTCCGCCAAGGGATACGCGATGCCGCCCGGGGCTTTGGTCTGGGCTGCGTACCGTGTGAACGCCGACGCGCAGAACAAAATCAGCCAGGCGTCACGCGACGTCGCAATCAAGCAGGCCGAGATCAAGGTGGAAACGATCAAGTTCGCAGTGGGTCAAGCGATCAGCCTGCGGGTGAGCGCGGTCCAGGCGGCGAGCGCGTATATCAACGCCCTGGCAAAAGCCGCTGACGTTGGGGTGCAGTTCTCCCAGCAGTCGGCCAACGCTCAGGCGGAACTGATCAACGCTGCGACGAACTACTACAATGCCCGGGTGCGCGTCGAGGAGATCAAGTATAATGTGAAAGAGGCCAACGCGAAGTTCGATCTCGAGGCGCAAAAGACCGACGTGCTGGCGTTCATGCAGCGCGCGGGTAACGCATCCGCTGCCGCGTCGGCCGCTGCTGAAGCGGCCGGCGCCATGGCCGCGGCGGCACTGAACGCCCTGCACAGCCAGGCCACGCTCACCAGCATTGAGAACGTGGAAGCGTAAGGAGAGTGACATGACCGTCAAGAGCAAGATGAGTAAGAGCTTCAAGGCCAAGAGCGCGCTGCGCATGGCCGACGGGGGCGCGAGCCCCTTCGACCGCCAGCGCCAGCTGGACGACATGGAAGAGGCGGTCGGAACCGCCCAACCCAAGACCGTGTCGCCGCTGCCCGGCGAAGATGCTCCGACGCAGATGCCGGTGGATACCCCGCAGAATCCCGTTTCGCGGGGTATCGACGCGGTCTATCGCGGTTGGCAGGGGATGAATGACGCCATCTCTATGAAGATGGCCGACTGGGGCTTCGCCATGGGCGGCAGCCGGCCGAATCCTCTCCTGCAGCGCAACCCCGACGGAAGCCTGGGCACCCCGGTGCGTCAGCCGACCGTCCCGATCATCAACGACAGCTGGATGCGCACTCTGCGCGGTGAGCCGGCCGGCGGTTACGAGCACCAGGTCTTCGCTGAGCGGCGAAACCCCATGATGACCGTTGGGGTACGCGCGGCGGACGGCGGCGGGCCGCTCGACAAGCCCCCGCATCGTCCCACGGGCGTCCCACCCGTGTTCCGCCCGCGCCCCGCGTCCCTGCGCGACGACACCGACGTGTCCGCAGACGCGGTGACCCCGGGCGAGATGGCGCACGGCGGCGTGCATGCTGGCCCGGGCCGGGTCGAAGGGCCTGGTGGCCCGCGCGAGGACAAGATCCCGGCCATGTACTCGGACGGCGAGTACGTGCTCCCCGCCAAGACGGTCGACGCCCTGGGTGGCCCCGAGCGCCTGGACAAGATTGTGGCGCAAACCAACGACGGGATTGCGCCACATGGCGCAAAGCAGCGCGGCTCGCTGCGCATGGCGACCGGTGGTGACGACGAGTTCGACCCGGCCAACCCGTACAACCGCCCGCGCACGCTGCGGCCGAACCCGCTGTTGTCGCCTCAAGGCGACGGTAGCCTGACGGCCAACCCCGGTGCGTACGCCAGCCCGGAGGCCGCGGCCGCGCGCACTGCCCATCTATGGCCGGACGGCAAAGGCCCGATGGCTGCCTCGCCCGGGCCGGCCGCGCCGGCTGGCCACCGCGCTATGGAGGCGGCTGCCATGCCCTCGGCTCATCAGACGCCGGTCGCGCTTCGACAGGCGCCTGGCGTCCTGCCTGTGAGCCCCAGCGGGGTGCCCACGAAGACTCTCGAGGAGCGCCTGGCTGCTGCCGGCCGTGGCCGCGGGCTGCGTGGCATCGAGAACCCGAACGCCGGCAACCTGGCCGACTACAACATGCTCCAGGCCAACCGGGGTAACAACATCCGGGCCGACGTGCAGGACAACGGGGTCATCGAGTTCACCGGGAAGGACGTGGCCTGGAACCAAGGGCCTAGCGGCATCGGCGGGCCGGAGCTCGCCGCCAAGGAAGCCGCCGACCTCGACGCGGCCATCAGCGCCCGGCTGGCGAGTAACGACCCGAACGATCGGAACCTGGCGTATCAGCTGGCGGTCACCCCGGAGCAACGCGCCCGGGTGAATGCGGCCTACGCCGAAGCCGAGCGCGAGCGCGTGCTGCGCACGGCGCCTAAGAGCCTGCGCCAGTCGCTCACCGAGGACCGAGCCCTGACCATCCAAGGCCAGGAAGCCGCCGCGCGCCGGAAGAGCGCCGACGACATCGCCCAGAGCCGTCTGCGGCTGGACACCGGGATCGCCCAGAGCGAGGCTGAGGATCGCGCCGCGCGCCGGGACATCGATCGGGCCAAGGTGGGCGTGGACATCGCCGAGCTCGAGTCCAAGCGTTCGACCGCGTTGTCGAAAGCCACCGCCGAGCAGAAGGCGGAAGCCAACAAGCGCCTGGACGCTCAGATCAACACGCGCCTGGTGGACCCGGTCACGCAGAAGCCGGATCCGGCGCGTGTCGATCGCTTCAAGCAGTGGATGGCAACGGCTGACGCCGCCGCTGGTGGGCTCGATCCGGCCACCGGGCTTCCCCGCGGTTGGACAGATTTGGATGGCACGGTCAAGCAGAGCATCTTCGATCTGTCGGCCCCAGCGCAAGAGCGCGCGCTCGAGGTCATGCAGCGCATGTTTGAAAGCGGCGAAGCGGTGAACCAAGCGCAGGCCGGCTCGTTCACCGGGCGTGTGTCTAACCGGTATGATCCGTTTGTTAACCGCCGCGACCCCGAGATCGGCGACATTTTCCGCGGTCTGCCGGTCAACGAGTATGCCCGGGCGAAGATCCGCAGTGGTGTCGGGCTACCCGGCGGGCAAGTGCTGCCGACCGAGAGCGGTCGCGTCGTTCGCGAGATTGCCGTGGAAGGGGACCCGATCTTCAGCCGGACCGACGCCGACCGTCGGGCGGTAATCGAAGCACAGATCAAACGCAGCAAGCTGCGCAACCAATAAGGAAGCACGATGCCGATCGACCTTCGCGACCGCGCGAGTAAGGATCCGTTCGATGTCAGCGGTTCGAACACTGGGGGCGCGCCGATCGATCTGCGTGCCCCAGCGAGGCCGGTAGACGACAAGACGTTCCAGGAATCGCTGTTCCCGAAGTCTGCAGATGTCCTCCGCGGGCTCCGGACCGGCCTGCTGGGGCAGTCAGCCGCGTCGTCGGCGTCGGAGGCGCTCGCCGCTGAGAAGGCCGGCGACCAGGAGCGGTTCCGCTCGAAGCTGCGCCGTGCCCAGATAGCGATGGAGGACGCCAACGCGCTCGGTCCGCGCGTCTCGAAGCTCGAAGATATCGGCGGCGTAGGTGACGCGATCGACTGGGCCCAGGGTGCCTTCGCTCAAGGCGCACCGACCATGTTGCCCTCGGTCGCCGGTGGTCTGGCCGGCGGCGTGGCCGGCGGGCTGCTTGCTGGTCCGCCCGGTGCGCTCGCCGGGGGCTACGCTGGCGCCACGGCTCCGGCCATCGCGATGGAGCGCGCCGACCAGATCTTGGCGCAGTACCAAGACCCGGCCCAGGCCGCTCAGCCCGTGGATCTCCGCGATAAAGTGGCGACCACCAAGGGCGTGGTGGCCGGCGCGCTTGAGGGTCTCGTGCCCGCCGGCCTCGCCCGCGTGCCTGGTGTCCGCCAGCTGACCAAGGGCGTCACGCGCGCTGCGCTAAGTGAGGCCGCGACCGAGGGGGCGCAGGAGTTCACGGGGATCACCGCCGAGGACTACCTGAATCCGAATCGCGACAAGTTGGACGACACCAGCCGCATGCTGAACGCGGCGGCATCCGGCGCCATCGTTGGCGGCGGCATGCAAGTGGCGACGCGCCCGATCGGCGCCGCCAAGGGGCTGATCGACGCCGCGCGCGAGACGGGTGGCAACACCGCCGAGTTCGTGAGGCGTGCCTTCCCGGGCCAGGTCAGGGACGACGCGGACCACTCAGCCGTCGATCTGAAGCTTGGCGATGCCAACCCGTTGCTTTATGACGACGACCCCTACGAGTTCGGCCGCAAGCTGACCGCGGCCGGCGTGTCGCGTGCCAAGCGCGCTGCCGATATGGCGGCGGCCATGATCAGGGATCCGGAGACCACCGCCGAAGTAAAGAGGGCGCTCGCTAAGTTTAAGGGCGCGTTCGATTCCCCGGAGGCGCAAGAAGCGGTGGCAAACGCACACTTTGCTTCACGCGCCGGGAAAGTGGCTGCAGATGTGGTCTCGAAGTTCGAGAAGGCGTGGGCAAAAGGGAAAGCGCTGGCCAAAGGCGTCGCCGCAGGCGCGCAGGAGGGCGTGAAGCGCAGCGCCGAGACGCCCGAAGCCACGTTCCAGAACGTGCTACAGGTACTCAACGCCAACCTGAAAGAGGGCTACCAGGGCAACCAGCAAGTGATCGCCTACGTGCGGCAGATCGCGCGGGCGCTCGCCGGCGGCGCGGAGCAGGAACTAAGCGACGAGCGCATCAAGGCCGTCGCGAACCTCACCCGCATGTTCGACAACCCGGTCGCCACGTTCCAGCAAGTGGCCAACGCCATCGGTTCGCCGAACCTGTCGTCCAGCCTGGGCCGCGTGGCGCGCGCCAGCTTCGACGCCAGCGACGTAAACAGCGTCCTGCGCCGGAGCGTCGTGCCCGAGGCCGCGGAGCACCTGGACAACGACCCCGAGGCCGCCGAGGAGCTCGGTCGGCTGATCGACCGCTTGATCACCCAAGGCTTGGGGAAGGATAAGGCGCAGACTGCGGCCGCGATCGGTGCGCTGTCCCAGGTGTTCGGCGGCGAAGAGCAGCTGAACGACGTGCTCAACTACTACATGGAGGCGCATGGCAAAGAGCTCGGGAAGGACAAGACCGTCCCGGTCGCTGAGCGCGTACTGTTGTCCGACGACGATGCGGACGTCGACCCCGACGCGCCTGAAGCGCAGATGACCACGCACGAGACGCCGGAAGCCCGTTACCATTTCCGGCGCGTTGGTGAGGAGAACGAGCCGTTCGAGAGCAAGGAAGAAGCACGCAAGCTCCGGCAAGAGGGCAAGCGTACCGGCAAGGTCGTGAGCGTCGGCCACATGCTGCGCCAGACCGGCCACAGTGCTGGTCCGACGGCGGCGCGGCTGCGCGCCAAAGCTGCATCGCGCCTGAGCAACCGCCGGCAGCAGGGCTCGGTTGAGGAGGTCGCTAAGCGCAAGGCTGCGGTAGAGGCGGCGAAGACGCCCGAGGAGAGGACGAAGGCCCAGGCACGGTACGACTATGCCCGGCAGCTGGTCACGCCGAATGCCCTGGCTGAGACCCGCCGGCTAGCCGAGCGCGTGGAGTTGCTCAACCGTTTGTCTGACGACGACGTGCTCGAGCAGTTCTTCGTGATGGAGGACACCGGGATCCCGGCTAACGAGTTCGACGTCACCGATAGCGAGTTCGCTCAGATGCGAACCCTTCAGGACAAGGGCCAGACCCGAGACAAAGAGGCTGACGCCAAGCGCAAGGCCACCTTGTTCTCTATCGAGGTCGGCGACCAGGGCAAGACCGTGAACGTGTCGGCCGAGAGCATCTGGAAGACCTGGGCCAAGAAGATGCAGAAGCTGGGTGAGACGTATCGAGGGGAAAGTAAGCGCGCCTTCATCGCGCGCATGTTCATGGAGGGTCTCGGCGGGCTGCGGCTCCGGGACGACGTTACGTCGATCCCGGGTCTGCGTGACGATCTGCTGATCGACCGCGCTACTGGACTCACTTGGGGTGACGTCAAGGCGCGCAGCACTGGGATCCCGGGTGTGAAGATGCCGCGCCAGCCGCTGGAGAACCCGCCCGTGAACGTCGAGGGCATTGGTGATGTCAGCGACGATTACGCGCCGGGCGTCGAGTATGACGCCGAGACCGGCACCTGGTACGACTACGAGGCGATCGAACAGCGGCAATATCAGCTTTCGCCCGACGAAGCGCGAACGGCCAAAATGCTGAAGAGTATGTCTGACGCGCAAAAAGTTGATGAAATTCTTCGTCGGGTTGCCGGACCGTCGTCGGTAACTACACGCAAACCCGGTCCGAAGTTCCGTCCGATCAAGCGCAAGCGCGACTCGGGTGTGGCGGAAATCGAGGAGATGGACGCGGACGCTCTCGAGGCCACCGAGAAAGCCATGCTCGAAGCCGGCGAGCCGCTGATCCCGAGCGTCGTGCGCGAAGAGATGCGTGCTGACCGGGCCCGGGACGAACGACGTAACCCGGGCGGCGCGCCGAAAGATCAGTCTGGACTCAGTGCGGAGACCAACGAACTGTTCAAGAGCATCTTCGGCCGTTACCTGAAAGGCAGCAACAAGAAGATCAGCCTGGACGAGCTCAGCGACACGCTCCGCAAGAACTTGATCGACCGCATCGACAAGACCGTCGGCAAGCTGGCCAACGTCTTGGGGTCCCCGGGGGCTGAGAAGGATGTGAGCGGCGCGAACGAGATCATCGGTGGTGAGGCCACTATCTGGCTCGGCACGCTCGACGCTATCCTGGCGTCCGGCATGAACGCAGACGAAGTGGCGGATCACGAGATCGCGCACGTCGCTGTGTCGGCGCTGTCCGTGCGCCACGGTAAAGACGTGGCCAAGCAAGTGGTGCAGCTGGCCAACAAGCCGCACATCAAGAAACAAGTGCTGCAGATCCTGAAAGATCAGGGCATCGCCACCGAGTACTTCACGCTCAACCCGGAGGAGATGTTCGCGCAGGCCTACTCGTTCTGGCGCTCCGGCAAGCTGAAGCTGGAAGCCAAGGACAGCGTGCTCGAGCGTGTGTTCTCGATCATCAAGGATCTGTTGGCGCAGATGACTGGCGACCAGGTCTTGAACCAGGTGTTCCAAGCGATCGACAAGGGGCAGATGGCGAAGTTGTCCCTGATGTATCCGAGCGATATCGCAAAGTCTATGGTCGAGCGCGCCAGCGATCCTGACTTCGCGCTGTACACCGTCGAAGAGATGAGCCCGGAGCAGATCCAGAAAGCCATCGGGGAAGAGTACCCGGCGCTGGCCAAGGCTATGAGCAGCTATGCCCCGGTATCTGGCGAGCACGTCCTGATGGCCGCTACTCAGTACAACTACAACGTGAAGGCGGGAATGAGCGAGCAAGACGCTCTCGCGAGCACGCTGGATGTCCTGCACATGGAGCAGCTGAAGCCGCGCAAGGGCCTGCAGCTGCCCAGTGGCGACGTGCTGCCGGACAAGCTGCCGGATGCTTGGGCCAAGCGCGTCGATGAGGTCGTGCTCAACGACGACTATTCCGTGCTGAACACCCCTGAAAAGTCGTTCGCGTTCGTGCGCGCCGCGGCTCGGCGCGCTATCGATTTGATGAAGGACCCCGAGCCGAGCTCGGACGACGACAAGGCGTACACGGAATGGGAAATGCGCCGGGAGGTTCTGTACCGCCTCCAAGACGCTGTCTTCGGCAACACGGCCGATGAAGACATGTTCATGACGGAGACCCCGGGCTGGGACAAACTATCGGAAGCGGAACAGGAGAAGTTCATCGCGGCCGTCAAGGAATTGAAGGAGCAGGTATCTGCGGCGTGGCTCGACGCGCGCAAGAAGGGCTTCCGCAATGCTGAGTTCGCCTGGGGCCCGCAGACGACGCTTACTCAAGAGGAGAAGGACAAAGCCATTGCGGAGATCGTGAAGCGCCGCGGCAAGGACATCAAGGTGGAGTTCGTGCGCATGATCGGTGGGTCGGGGCTGTACAACCCGACGGAGCGCCTGATCAGCATCGGGCTCGGCGTGGGCAGCAACCTGATGAACGTGGTTCGCCACGAATCTATTCATGATCTATTCGCGACCCTCAACAAAGCTGATGAACTGCAACGGAAAACCTGGGAAGAAATCAAGTCAGCTTTATCGAAGCCGTACGTGATGAACCAGCTGAAGCGGCTGCTCAAGGACCACCCGACGGCGATCGAAGACGCGATGAAGGATCCCGAAGAGGCTGCGGCCTACGCGTATCAGTTCTGGGCTGAGGGCAAGCTCACGCTCGGGCCCGCGACCAACAACTTCTTCACGCGCATTGCGCAGTTCTTCCGCAACATGATGGGTATCCTGTCCCAAGAGGACAAGGTCGAGCAGCTGCTCGTGGCGTTCGACCAGGGTAAGTTCAACACGCCCAGCACCGCGGGCGCGGTGCTGCGTGATCTGCAACTCGAGACCCTCAAGGACAAGATCAACCGTGTCGCTAAGCCGTTGGCAGACGTGGGCGACAAGATCCTCACCAGCGGCACCGATCAGCTGCGTGGCATCGGGTTCAAGTCCCTGACCGACATCGCCGATCTCTTCTACCGTGAGGCAGAGCGGGAACAGGGCGGCGATCTGCCGTTCATTCAGGCCGTGAACAAGCAGCGCGCCATCTACATGAACCGGGTTGCGCGGCTGACCGGCAACGCCTCGCGGGAGACCATTGCTAAGGCGTGGCAGAGCCTGATCCGGAACGAGCCGGCGGACACGCCCGAGGCCCAAGCTATCGCGTCCGGTGTGCGCACGCTGCTGGACGACATGCACGCGTACATGAAATCCAAGGGTGTGAAGCGCCTGGACAAGGACCAGTCCGGCAAGATCACCGAGGTCGAGCTCGGGTTCATCAAGGACTACTACCCCCGCGCGTGGGATCCGGCGAAGCTCCGGACCGGGCGCCGGGAGTTCCTTGCGCTGTTGCTTCAGCACGGCAACATGACCGTGAGCGAGGCGAACGAGGTGTTTCATGCCTTGACCGACAAGGACGGCCAGATCAACCTGGCTGAGAACGACCACCATGTCGGCTACACGCCGTACCTGAAGAACATCCAGCGCCGTACGCTGGACTTCATCAACCAGACCAACGTGCGTGACTTCGAGAAGTTCATGGACACTGACATGGTGAATACGCTCTCGACCTACATCATTCAGGCCGCGCACCGGGCTGAGTACGCGCAGCGCTTCGGCAATCAGGGCCAGGTGATCCGGAACGCGATGAAGGCTGCCCGGGATGAGGGTGCCACCAGCGCCGAGATCGACCGGGCGGCGAAGATCGTGCGCGGACTCGAGGGCACTTTGAACCACAACTTCAGCCGTGAGGCACGGCAGTTGTTCAACGCGCTCACGACCTACCAGAACATCGTGCTTCTGCCGTTCGCGCTGATGAACTCTATCGTCGACCCGATGGGGATCGCGGTCCGCTCCGGTGACTGGAAAGAAGCCTGGGCCGGGCTGTCGGAAGGGTTCCGCGGGCTGGGCATGGCGATGGTCGGTAAGGAGAAGAGCGACGAGCGCCGCAAGCTGGCCGAAGACCTGGGCATCATCGACAACACGCTCCAGCTGGCCGTGCTCGGCGACGTGTACTCTGGGCCGTACATGAGCAAGTGGCTCAAGCAGGTGAACGAGCGCTTCTTCCGCTGGAACGGGATGAGCATCTGGAACGACCGTATGCGCATCGCGGCCGTGGCAGCTGGCGAGCGGTTCATCATCCGCCACGCGAATAGTGACAGCGAGCTCAGCCAGCGGTACATGAAGGAGCTCGGGCTCGAGGGCTACAAGCCGACGGGCGACCACGTCGACACAAGCGACCCGAAGGTAAAGGACGCGCTCTACAAGTTCGTGGACGGCGCTGTGCTGCGCCCGAACGCTGCGCATCGCCCCACGTGGGGTTCGGATCCGATGTGGCAGCTGATCTTCCACCTGAAGCAGTTCGCGTTCAGCTTCCAGAACACGATTCTGCGGCGAGGCATCCACGAACTGGAGCATGGGAACACGCTTCCCACGACCATGATCGCTACGTACATCCCGATCGCGATGGCTATGGGCGCAATGAAGGCGAGCCTGCTTGGTAAGCCTCTGGGTGGCCCGATCGACATGCTGATGAAAGGTATGGCGCAGTCCGGAGTGATGGGTACGGGCGTCTTCGGGCACGAAGCGTTCATGGACGCGGCTGCTGGTGGCGTGCCGGGTCAGAGCTTTGCCGGCCCCACGATCGGCCACGGTATAGACGTGGCGCAGACGGTAGCCGGCGCGCCGGGCCAGGATATCGGGCGACTCCTGGAGCGCAGCGCGCCGTTGAGCCCGTTGGTGAAAGCGGTCAGTTGAGCTCGATCACCTGGGGCTTGTTGCCGGGACGATACCGCGAGTCACAGATCGCGGCGTTGACGAAGAGCGTATCGTCACGCCGCTCCTGCCCGTGAGACTCGTGGATATGGCCGAAGACATGCAGCTTGGGGCGCACACGCTGAACTGCGTCACGTAGATCTTCACAGCCGACGTACTCGCCCCGGTCGGTCATGTCCAGTATGCCCAGCGGTGGAGAGTGCGTGATCAGGACGTCAGTCCCTTCGGGAATCAGGTCCCAGTGCCGCTTGAGCTCCGGGCCGCGCGGTAAGTTGAACGCCCAGTTCATGAACTCCGGCTGCCACGGGGAGCCCCAGAACAGCCGGCCGTCGATTATCACGCCGCTGTCTTCCAGGTAGCGGGCACCAGCGGCTTCGATCAGCTGCACGGCGTATCCGCGCTGGACTTGAAACGCGTAGTCGTGGTTTCCAGCGACGAAGAGCTTGTGCTTGTGGGGCTGGCGAGACAGCCAGTCGGCGAACTGCGCCGTGTGCTCGAGCCGGCCGTTCGGCGTGGCGTCACCAGCGTGGATTAGCACATCGCCATCGGGGATCTTGAACTTGTTCCCGACCTGAAGATGAGTGTCACTTACGCAGACGATCTTCATGGATCTCCTTCGTATAGCTAAGCCCGCCGTTGCAGTCTTCGAACGGGAAGGTATGTTTGTGGTCCTTGGTGCAGCCGTGTTCTTTCTTCCAGGTCGCGACGGTAAGTTCGACGTCGGAGATCCCAAGGTTCTCTTTCCGCTCGGCAACTTTCCAGCTGCCGCGGAACAGTTTGTACCGGGTCAGATCATACGTTGCCAAGCATCTTCTCCTTCACGACGTCCCCGACGCGACGGTACTCGATCAACACGGTGTGAGATACGTGATCCGGAGTCGGGACCGAGATCTCTCGCACCGCGACGCGGCAGAGCCACGCCCAACCGCCACCGTTGTACTGCACCGGCTTCCATGCAAAGAACGTCGTCCACGGACCATGGAAGGGCTTCAGTCCGTCGATCGTAATCACGCCGTAGTTCTCCAGCTGTCGGTTCTGGAACTTGACCTTCGTGATCCCTTGGATCATGTCCATCTTACTTGGGCTCAAGCGGAGCTCCGTTTTTAGTTGCTCGTAGATCGAATTCGAACCCCAGTTCCACCTGACCCAAAGCCCGTTTTATTTCATCGCATAGAGTTTCATGCGAGTTGGTGCTCCTTGAAGGCTGCGACGCACACAGGTACGATTGGCTCGATGAGATCGAGCATCGCTTCCGCGTACACGCGAATCTCGTACTGTGCGTGGGGATGAAGACGGAGCTTGAGGAAATGGAAGAGATTGTGGAGATCCACGGTGCCGAAGAAGTGCGTGTAGGTATTCAACGGCAACACGCCGCGGGCAAGTTCCCTCGGGCATCCGTGCTTGATCAGGTTCTTGTACAACCAGAACGAATCCGCGCACTGCTCTTGGATGCACGCCTTAAAACGCTCCGCGTCTGGATGCTGCACATCGGTCCGCATCTGCTTATTGCTCGGGGACTGGGTGGTGATCTGCGAGGCATTCGGTACGTAGAACTCCTCCGGCAGTTCGGCGTACCTGGCGCTTACTTCGTTGTAGCTCCAGGTGCGATGCCGGTGCCACTGACGAGCGACGAAGATCGGGCACTTGATGTCGAAGGTGAAGGTCACCGCCTCGAACGGACTAGTGTGTCGGTTCTTCATGAGGTAGTGAATCAGCTTCTCGTCCTTCTTCTCGTCGCTCTCGCGCCATTCAGCGTCGTAGCTGACACGTGCATTGCGCACGACACTCAGGTCCGAGCCCATGTGCTCGAACAGACGCACGTGTCCGTGATCGAGAATGTTCATGCCGCCTCCGTGTCGGGCAACCTGCCAGGGAATCGAACCCCGTCCTTGGAGTTTGGAGCTCCCTTCGCCGCCATGGTCAGGTCGTAGTATCGTTGCAGGAAAACCGCCTTCGCGATGTGTGGAGGAAAGCAGTTGAGATAGACGGGCAACATGCGCGGCGGCGGACGTTCCCACTCCGGGCGCTCCCAAGCGGGGTTCGGCGGAAGCAGTTGCTCGCGCTCGATCCACAGTGCTTCTCTGTCAGCGTCTTTGACGCATGGATCGAACTCCGCGGGAACGCCGAGAGCCCAGCGCAAACGCGCTTCGACCTTGAGTTCGAGTGCCGCGTAGTCGGGCAAGCACTGCTTCATCGGCGTCGGCACATCGGTCATGTAGGCCTCGTGCGCGTCGTGCAGCAGACCCTGCAGGGCGAACTTGGGCGGTACGAGCGATGAGACTAGCACTGAGTGCTCGGCGACGGAGTAGAACTTGTTGGTGTGTCCGGCGAAGCGGCATTGATTACCGAGGGCATGGGCGATGTCGACTATGTCGATATCCGCGCTCTCCATGTTTTCGTATGAGAATAGCCGGTTGGTGTTAGTCAGGATCCACAAGTGGAAGCCCTCCTTGTGCTTGAAGCAGTTGCTCCATGGGTTTGGTTAGAGACTCGAAGAGGGTCTCGTCAAATCGGTCTGCCCACAACTTTACCATCTCTTGTTTCATGATCTCTTTTATGCCCGGGTCATGTACGCCGAGCATCTTGCGGCGTACGAGGTCGCCGACGATCAATTCCTTAATGAAGTCAGGTACCGTCGCGGTCTCGGGGCGCACGACGAGGGAATCGTCGAGTTGGAATTGTGGTTCCCCCAAGTAGAAGACTTCGTAGTTCCGCCAACCACGGCAGATAGTCCACGGTGTCTCGTATTTCGTACCCGTTGAAGCTGAAACCTCGTCCCGATAGAAGGTAACTTGCGATGTGGACTCCGAGCTCGATGACGAGCGGATCCTGCGTTTCAACGCCACGCGCGAGGAAAACTTCGATCGGGAATCCTTTCGGGAAGTAGAGCTCATTTTCGTCGACGGTGATGTTGAACTTCAACGATAAATGGTTTTTGGTTTCCCAGCAGATCAATGATCTTTTCTCCTATTGAAGGCCCTGACACCGTCGTAGATCGAGTAGACCGTGATCGCGATGAGGACCGCTGTTGTGATGGAGCGGTAGATGCCGTTGAATGCGAGAGAGGTATGGAGGATTCCTTTGACGATTTGCATGGGCCTACGAACTCCTGGAGTGAACGCGCATAGTCCTCGCGGCTGATGGACCAGTGCGTATGCATCCCATTCCCCCAATCAGTAGGAGTTGTGGCGACAAGCACTCCGTCTGGGTGGCCTACGGCCACCCAGACACGGCGTCCCTCTGCCCATCGCGAATCTAACCAGTCGCGCTGCAGTGTGGAAAGGTCGGGTACTACGTACCCGCTGGCTGGCAGATCTGTGATCCACTTGTACTCCACCCACAGATCGCTCTTCTCGCCCGAGTACCATACGTCCGCAGTGCCACCGCGGTACGGGTTGTGCATCTTCTCGAAGTGAGGTCGCGGTCCACTTGCTTTGACCTTCTTGTGGACCGCATTGATGAAAGTCGTTTCAGGCTTACGCGACATGGAGCCAGTCTCGCACGAGAAGGTCAAGGCCTTCGATCGTGCTGTTGTTGATGAACACCGGTTCGTGTTCGAGCGGAGTGATGCCCGCTTCGCTCTCATGCGCGGCGACGACTGGCGCCGCGTCACGCCGGACGTGGATCAGGGCGCCGTGCTTGCGCACCCAGTCCGCTTCGTTCTGGAATCGTACGTCGGGGATGATCATCCCAGGGCCGGTAGAGGCGATCTGGTTCAGGCCCAGGATCAGCCACAAGTCCTTGTTCACCATCTCCCGACCCCACTCGGTCCCGAGGGTCTGCATCAGCTGCCGCGGCGACTTGCCCAAGGCAGGAATGACGTTCTCCTTGTTCTCGATCCAGTACGGATCGCTCATGTCGATGCCGAAGCCAGCCTTGAGCATCGCCCGAATCGGGTCCGCGAACGAGTAGCGATACCCGCCGATGTGGGCGATGATCAGGCGGCAGATCGTGTCTTTGCCTGCCCGGGCCGGGCCGGCGATGCCAATAACTGCTGGCCGGCTCATGCGTTAGTCTCCCACGACGTATACGTTGTGCTTCGCCGGAACCAGGAGAGCCCTAGGCACCATTAGAACGGCGACGGGATCCATATCAGAGTTGTTTTGCAGATCGGTGATTGCTTCAGATTCCGAGTTGCCGATACCGATCATATCATCCGAGTCGATTGCGATGTAAAGCGCTTTTTTGGTAGCCATTACTGCTTCTCCTTGATGTAGTCCAGCAGCAGCTGGATGAAAAGGGCCTGCTCTTTCGCGTCGTCGAGCGCGTGGTGCTCGATGGCCGCTTGCGCCTGCGGCTTGACCCGCGGGAACGTCCGCATTAAGGTGCTCAAGCACCTGATGCTGCGGTAGTGCCACGGAGGAGTGAACCAGCCGAACTGCTTGTAGGCGTTGTTGAGGATGGTGATGTCGAACGTCGCCGGCTTGGCCCAAATCAACTGAGTATTGTCGGTGCCGTACCACTCCGCGAATGCGTGCGTCGCACTGTATAGGCTGTGCTCCGCTTCCTTCGGGAATGCCGCGCTCTTAGCGGCTTCGTTCTGCTTGAGCCAGAACTTGATGGTGTCACCGGTCACGGTGCGGCCGTCTTTCAGCTGCTGGTCGATCTCGCACGTGGTGTAGAACTCCTCATACAGGTTCGTCTCGTCGAACTTCACCGCTCCGATCGACAGGATCACTGCGTTTTCGGCGGTTCCCAGTGTTTCGATGTCTACGCTTACTTGCTTTGCCACTCTGATTCTCCTTGGGTTTCAGGGCTTCCGGGTGCTCCTCGACGTACTTCGTGATCGCGCTTGGCTTGTGCGGCATAGAACTCCGTCTGATAGCAGGGGCTGCAGAGCCACCGGTCGTTGAAGCAGTAGCGCGTTGCTGGTGCCTGACACGCTGCGCAGGGGAACGGGACTGGTTCCCCTTGGGGTCCCAGTCCCGCTATGTTGGCACCTGGTAGAGCTTTCAGCTTCACCGACGGCGAAGCGACTTGGTGGCCGGCTTGGCGGCCCCAACCTGGCTGACGTCCGGCTCCTGGAGCAGCCGCTTGCGCGCTTCCTCCTGGCGCGCGAAGAACTCCAGCGCGCGGGACGGATCGAGCCGTTCCGGTTTGGCGAACCGGATACTCGGGTATTCCTGACTCGGGTCGAAGCCGATGGTGGTGACCACCGCCCACGGCATGAGCCCCAGCTGCGTACCCAGCGCGGTCACGTACTTGTCGAAGTACTGGATCGCGGTCGGCGACGCTTGGAGCAGCCAGATGGGCGACTCGAGAGTCATATCCACCGGCAAGAGCGCCATCAGCCTCGAGTTCTTGCACGCCTTACCCTTACCGTTGGGGCCGGAGCCCCACTGGTTGTTCGGGCATACCGCGCACGAGTCCGCCTGCTTGCTCGGGCTGTTGGCGCTGGGCACCAGCAGCTGCGGCTCGATGCCGCGGGCGAAGCAATCAGGAGGGGTGATGTCGTTCTTGTCGAACCCGGTCTCGTAGAAGTCGTTCGACGCGATGAAGTCGACGATGACTGCCTGGAAGGGGTCGGGGGTAGTCGACCCGTCGGGGAACGTGAACATCTTGTTCTGGCCGACGCGGATCTTGTCGCCACTGGCCGGTGCGACGCGCTTGGTCAGCGACTGTAACTGCTTCTCCATGAGGGCTTTGAAGTCGACGGGGAGTCCGTGGACCACGGTACCTTCAGCATTCTGGTCGATATCGGTCATTGATCATCTCCTGTGACCAGGCGAAGTTTCTCTTTCACGAAGGGCTCGACGCCTGGGACCAGACCCTTCGATTCGAACAGTTCCCGACAGCCAGAGACCGACGGGCGACGTTCGAGCAGATGATAGTAGCGGTGGCGATGGATGAACTCGTAGAACACATCCCAGTCCTTGACTGTCGGAACAACGGACGTGGTGACGGTAACGATTCCTTTGCGGCCAGCAGCCTTCGGAAGGTTCTCTTTGAGCATGCGCTCACGAAGGTGAGCTTCGGCGATGTTGTAGGCCTTCTGTTTGCGAGCAGCCTCGTCCTCCAGGGCACGAATCTCTTCGCGCTTCTCCCAGAGTTCGTCGATCTCCTCGCCGAGCGTGAGCTTGCGGACGTCAGTGGATTCGGTCATTGATTCACCTTGGAGCGGTTATACGTCATGTGCAAGGCTCCTAGTATAACTCAAGCGGTGGTCAATGCCAAGGGTACGCGATCACGGGGACCGACGTATCCCAGCAGGCGCGGCACGGGCCGCAGGTGTTGCCGAACTTCTCCTTTGCGGGGCACTTGTACCCCACGGGGGGCTTATGCCGAAAGACAGTCGACGATAGTACGTGCTCACTATGTTCGTGGTGCGTACCATCAACCATCGGGTCCGACAGGCGTAGCGCCAGGTTCGGAGGAAACCCTCCGAACTGGCGGACGTAGGAGAGCACGAGACCGCGCTCTCGGGTAGGCAGGTAGTGCTGAACTTCAGGAGTCATCTCGCAGACCTCGACGATCTTCAGTAGATGATCCATGTCTTGCAGGTCGCCTGAGTCGTGCCAGCGGAAGTGTCCACGGTGCTTCTGCGGAACCGTCAGGATGAGATAGACCATGGCATCGACCCAGAGCGGATCACTCAGGGCTTGGAACCGACGTTCCTGAGCGACCTTCACGTTCGGCATCACGTACATGCCCTTGAGTGCGTAGCAGCTGGAGCAAACGGAATTCGGGACTTCGTGGAGTTTGGATCCTACCTTACACCGGACGGCCGGGATGCCGTAAGCGTAGCCAGGCATCTTCGATGGGTTCGAAAGGCCGCCGGTGATATCCACGGCGGTCGCTTTATCCATTGTATCTGAATGACACCTTTCCAGAGTTGAACGTTGCCATCGCAGCGTTGATGCGTTCCTGCCACCAGGGGGTCGCTGCGATGCACTCTCTGATGATCTCGCCCCAGTCGGGCTTGGTGTTCTTGAAGTTGTAGTTGGCCGAATACTGGTAGAGGTTCCGTCGCGGCTCCTGCCTTCCCGAAACACGGTAGTCGTGGCTCTTATTATTGTGCCCGTGGATCATCTTCGCCGCTACTTGTTCCGCAGTGAAGATCTCTTCGAGCTTGTCGAGCAGCAGCTGCGGCTTGTCGCTGTTGTGCCAGTGAACGGAGATGTCCTCGGCGGAATAGCCGCGCGTAGGTACTGAAATCTCCGGTAGGTTATGGAGTTGACAGATCGCCGTGAAGACTGCGTGTGAGTCGCCACGATACACGTCGATGAAGCCGTTGAGGATCGCGCGTTTGACTTTACCGCGCATCTGTTTTGAGAGGCGATCGAGATGGAGGGAACACTCGCTCTCGACGAAGGGTTTGTGCACCATGTTGCGGATGTCCATGTCAAGTGTCCTGATTGCGTAGTTCGGGTCTTGGGGCAGCTGCGTCGGATTGATCTTTACCGTAACCTCGAGACATCCAGCCTCGAGGAGTGATCTCACCGAGCCAATCCGCGACTGTTGGGATTCGTCCACCGCAGTCCTCCATTACGTGTTGTTCGCCTATGTACCGCACGGGGATTACCTTCCCGTCGGAATTGGTGATTGAATGGCCGAACACGCGTTCGGCTTCGAAGATACCTTGGCTATGGTGCCGCAGAGCGCGATGGCGAAAGTCAGCCATCATTTCCTTTGTGGCGTCAAACCAATCGTGGATGGGGAGGTAGTCAGCTTCGCAGCCGCCCCATCGTTTTACTGAGGACTTTGCGTGGAAGACGGTGTGAGTCATTTGTCGGGGCGGATTTCAAGTGTGAAGCCGTAGCTGGATCCGTAGTCGCACGTATCGCAGCCGCCGTTGGAGAAGTAGTCCGGGTCGTTGATGTGGATGGTGCCGAAGAATTCGGAGAGCTTCGTGAGATGTTGGAACGTGAGCCCGGGCGCATCGTACATTCGCGACAGTTTGATGCGAACCCACTCCGGCTCCCTCACTTCGACTTCGATCGTGGGCCTGGTGTAGCGGTCGTAGTCGTCCTTCCACACTTCTTTAGCGAATTTTTCGATGGTGCCTTGCGGTGGGAAGATCATTCGTCGTGTCCGCTGATGGATACATCATGTGTGCCATTGAAACCTG